TGAGGCCGGTTTTTGGGTTGGTATGATCGGCGTGAAAGTGAAACAAGTAAGCTCGACCGGGGCAGTTTTGGCCTCTGGTAAGCTCACTGGTTACAACTCCCGTTATGGTTATATCACCGTTGACTTTGTGCCTGTCGCACCAAGCGCAGTCTCTGGATCTGGGTCTGTCCGTTTGTGCTTCGACGGTCAAGAAGGTTACGGGGAAATGGTCGGTATTCATGCAATCCTGGCAAATACTGGCACGTTGTTTGGCATCAACAGCGCTCAATACCCTCTCTTTAAGGGTAACGTCGCTGATATCAGCAACGGCGCTGCAACTGGCGTGAAGCTTACTCTTGCCAGACTGCAAGACGCTCTTGCCGATGCAGTAAACGGCGGTGGTTTGGAAGGCGACGTAAACGTGTATGTAAACCCACGTTCTTGGTCTACCTTGTCCAATACCGAAGCGGGCCTTCGTGTGTATGACAAATCTTACTCTCCTTCCCAAGCTCAAAACGGTTTCCGGGATATCGAGTACTACACACAGACCGGTAAGCTCACTATCAAGGCGCATAGATGTATGAAGGAAGGATATGCCTTCGCTTTGAGAACTGAGACCTGGAAAAGATCGGGTTCCGCTCAAGTGGGGTTCAAAGTTCCTGGAATGGATGACAACGGCGATTTGATCCGTCCCTTGGAAAACCAAGCGGGTTATCAGTTCAAATCTTACGCTGATGAGTACATTTTCACTCCTGAGCCCAACCAAAACTTGCTAATCACTGGCATTAACGACGAATCTGCTACCTGAGTTCTTCTGAATCTGGCAAGCCTCCAACGCGGGGGCTTGCCTCTTTTTAATTGAGGAAAAAAATGGCTATCAGCGTCACATGGGATGGCACAACATATTCAATCCCACAAGCCGGGGAAATTAATTGGCCGAGTTTGACAAATTTCCTCGTCGCTCTTGGCCAGAAAGCGGCAATCGCTGATGAGATGAAGCAGGCCATTCGCGTGGCGACTGTGAGCCCGGTCGTCATATCTGATATGGCTGACTTTGCCATCGTGACAAATTTAGATGCCTTTACTCCCGTGACGGTTAACCTTCCAGCGGGATTACCCGGACGTATTTTTGCGATTGTAGACGGCAAGGGTAATGCATCAATCGACAACATTACAATTTATCCTCTGGGCACGGATACAATCGCGGGTGCAGAGCAACTTGTGATGAATAAAGATCGGCAAGTTGTTTGGCTGCAATACTTTGGCGGTGGTACTGACTGGAAAATAATTAATTACATGATACCTCCTGGCCAAGTAGTCGATGCAGACATTTCAGGAGTCATCTCGACACCTGGAAAGGTAAGCGGAGACGCTATTACTAGTGGCACAATTGGCGGATCGACAGCAATTAACACTAGCGGTGCTTTGACAATTAATGGAGCAACGGCGCTAAACGGCGGCGTAACTTTGGGAGATCAGTCAAGTGATGCGCTTACAATTAACTCCCTTGCAGTATCCATACCCAATAATTTGAATATTGACAGTAATACGCTTTTCATCAACGCTTCGACGAATCGCGTTGGGATTGGTAATACTTCTCCGACAACCGCTCTAGATGTATCTGGCACCGTGACTGCCACAACTGTCGCGGCTACAACGGTTAATGCCGTATCGCTGAACTCTAGCGGCAACACGGCGCTTGGAGATGGCGCAAGCGACGTTCTGACTATCAATGGCACAGCTGTTACACTACCAAATGGCCTTAATTTTGATTCCAACACACTTGTAATCGACGCAGCTAACAATAGGGTCGGCGTAGGTATTGCTTCTCCAACGGTCGCTTTGGACGTTGTAGGCGCTGCCAAAGTGTCCACTGACTTAACGGTGAACGGCAACACGCAGTTTGGCGATGCATCGACTGATGTAATGACGATTCAGGGAACAGCAATTACGATTCCCAATGGTTTGAATTTTGATAGCAATACCTTAGTAGTAGACGCAGCAAATAATAGAGTAGGTGTTGGGATTGCTTCCCCAACTAGCACGATGCACGTATTCGGCAACATGACGATAACAAACACGGGAGCTTCCGATTGTTTTGTTGTCGAGGATTCTGCAAGCCCAGATACATCCCCATTTGTCATTGATACAAATGGTAGGATTCTCAAAAACAGATCCATATCAACTGATTGGGTAGGGATAGGTGGGCAAGCGGAATTTCAGATTCATGGAAACTTCCCTATGTCCTTAAGCTCTTGGAGCACGACAGCAATTTCCTCGAGCAAGGTTTTGTTTACGAAAAGCAATAGTAATACAATTGGCACTGGCGGATTAGTCACTGTCAACACTAATCTTGGGACATTAGAATTTGCCGGAAGTTTTGCCGATGGAGTTGGATTTGGTAGAGCGGCTCAAATCATAGCTGCTGTTGATTACATAGACGGTGCCAATGCGTTCATTGGTGGTCGAGTCGTATTTAATACGATAACCAACTTTGCGGGTGGACCACCTCTTGAGAGTATGCGTATTGATAGTAGTGGTCGTGTTGGTATTGGCACGACTCCATCTGAGCTATTGCATGTTAATGGGAATGTGAGAATCGATGGCAATACTACGTTAGGTGATGCGTCGACGGATACGGTGACGATTCAGGCCAATTCCATTTTGATTCCCAATAATCTCAATTTTGATGCAAATACTTTGGTGATTGATGCTGTTAATAACCGTGTTGGTATCGGTACGGTAACACCGACACAAGCTCTAGATGTTGTGGGGACAATCACAGCAACTTCGATTTCATCCCCAACTGTAGGCGGTACGACTGTCAATGCAGTGACATTGAATGTTACTGGAAACACGATACTTGGTGATTCTACAGCTGATACTTTGACCATTTCAGGTAATTCGACGCAGAACGGTACGGGATTTATTAAAATCGCATCTGGGGCCACAGCTGATAGGCCAGTGTCTCCAGTTGACGGGATGATGCGTTACAACACTGATTTGAAAACATTCGAAGGTCGAGCAAATAATACGTGGGCTTTGTTTGGAGGGATTGGAAGCGTTAACGTACTTCCAAGCGATACTGGTACACAAAACATTAACCAGTATTTAGATCAGATCGTAAATCTGCACGTCAAGAATGTTAACGCCAGGCAAAGAATTGCTACGTATATTAATGGTGTCACGACGGTCCTCAATGCATACAACGGTGCAGTCTATTCCCCAAGCCAAAACCGAATCTATTTGATTCCTTCGCAACAAGCTAACCAGACGAACTGGCATTACATTGATTGCGCAACGGGTAGCGTTGTGGCTTATGCTCACGGAGTAACAGCAGTAGCAGACGCATATTGGGGGGGAGTTTATTCCCCAACACAAAACCGTATCTATTTGGTGCCTAATGCACAATCAAACCAAACGAACTGGCATTACATCGATTGCTCAACTGGTAGTGTTGTGGCTTATGCTCACGGAATAACAGCAGTAGCCAATGGTTATGCTGGCGGAGTTTATTCCCCGACCCAAAATAGGATTTATCTAGTACCTTATGGACAATCAAACCAAACGAACTGGCACTACATAAATTGCGCAACGGGTAGCGTTGTAGCCTATGCTCATGGAATATCAGCAGTAGCGTTTGCGTATGTAACAGGCGGATATTCGCCGACTCAAAATCGGATCTACTTATCTCCATTGGGACAAGCTACCCAGACGAACTGGCATTACATCGATTGCTCAACGGGTAGCGTTGTAGCATATGCTCACGGAGTAACAGCGGCATCATTTGCGTACCAAGGAGCAGTGTATTCCCCGACTCAAAACCGCATTTATTTTGTTCCAGCTACACAAGGGAACGTGGCAAACTGGCACTACGTCGATTGCTCAACTGGTAGTGTTGTAGCTTATGCTCATGGAGTAACGGCGGTATATGAGGCATATCATGGCGGGGTGTATTCTCCGACTCAAAACCGTATCTATTTCGTACCCTATGAGCAAGCGAGTCAAACCAACTGGCACTACATTGATTGCGCAACTGGTAGCGTTGTAGCGTATGCTCATGGAGTAACGGCATTGACTGCTGGTTATCAAGGCGGTAGTTATGCACCTACTCAAAACCGAATTTATTTTGCACCAACACAACAATCGTCACAAGCTAGGTGGCATTTTGTAGCAAGTACAGCCTCTGCAGAGCTTGCACCTGCTTTGTTTGGTAGTACGCTACTCAGCAGTACCTTGTAAAAAACTGTTTTAAAGACTTGACGGAGATTTGAAAATGATGTTGGCAAAACTTTTTCTAGCATCAATTGCCAATGCTCAAATTTTGATGCCAGTACCTCCATCTGATTCAATTCCGACTCCGTATCCTGGATTAGATGATTTGCAAGTGGAGATTAATGAAGTCAGGTCGCAAAACGACTTGCCTTTGTTGCTTTCCACGACGGAGCTTACTTGTGCAGCTAATCGTCATGCTAAAGATTTGATGATTTCTCGTTCATGCGGTCATACTGGATCTGATGGATCGACTTTTGAAGAGAGAGCCAAAGATTGTGGCACCGAGGCCCAGGCGGAGCTAGTTGGATGCGGTTTCGAGCTTCCTGAGACGGCTATTTTCCGATGGATGCGAGATTTTAGGGGCAAGAAAATCCTTCTAAATCCTGATAATCTGGCTATAGGTACGGCGCACGTAGGCGATAAATGGGTAGTGGTTTTTCGTATTCAACCAAAGTGATAGAATAGGGGTGAATTATGCCAATGGACATGGAAATGGGCGGTGATATGGATGCAAAGCTTGCCAAGATCGCTGAGCTAAAGGATTTGATTTATGACATGTTGGCAGAGGGCACGTCCGAAGCCGAAATTATGGATGAAATCAAAGACGCTGTATCGGGCGAAGATTCGGAAGCCGTGGCGTTGGAGAAAAAAAGCCCATTAGATGAATTGGCAGAAGATGAAGGCGGGGAAGAATTGAGTGATTTGCAGAAGATGAAGAGGGATTATTTCAAACCAAAACCAGCGGCCTCGCGAAATGGTACTGGCGTATTTATCGCAGCGGTTGAAAAAAGACAACCGGGTAAAAGCAACGTAGAAATGCCCATGAAATCTTCCAAACTGCAAGGTAAAATGAAATGACGGTAACATCCGACAGGTTTTTAGAGGGGCTAAAACGTCGGATTACTATTCCGGCAAATCAGCCCCTTATGACGGATCAAAATTTTCTCGATCTGGCCACAGACGTGATCAGAGACAAAATGGTCCCTCTATTTTTATCGACGAATCAGAACTATTTTGTGACCTACGTCGATATTCCTATGTATCAGGGTCAACGAAAGTACCCGATTCATTATAGAGCTATTGGCAGAGCTTTAAGGGACCTCAAACTTAAAGCAAGTCTTGACAACATTCGCACTATTGATATGCGATTGATCGCCTTAGAAGACGAGCATTTGTTCGTTCAACAAACCTTGCCTACTGGGTTTTATTTTTCTGGCGACTCGATCATGGTTTGCCCTGAGCCAAACGCTGACACTTATTTGCTGCGACAGTTTTTCAATTTGCAGCCAAATAAAATGGTCACCATGGACAAAGCGGCAAAGGTTACAAGTATCAGTGGAGATATCGTAAATATTGACGTTCGTCCAACCACCTTTCAGGCGGGTGTTTTGGTCGATTTCATCCAGGGCAAAGCAGGATGCAGCACCTTGGCGTATGACGTTGCCATAGGCAGCGCAGGGGCTACCCAATTACTATTTGCAAGCGGATCAGTTCCCACCGATTTGAGCGTGGGTGATTATATCGCTCTAGCGCAAGAATCGCCGGTCATGCAGCTACCGGACGAGGCCCAGCAACTTTTAGAGACGTGTGTTGCAGACAGAGTGCTTTACGCTATTGGCGACTATGAAGGCTCGCAAGCGCTGCAAAAAGACGCCGTAGCGCAAGAAAAAAACTTGCTCAAGATCATTCAGCCAAGAATCGAGGGCGAGCAGACTAAAATTATCAACCGCAACGGATTACTGCGAGGGCGAGGGTATAATTACTGGCGCGTTCGCGGAGGGTATTACTTTTGACCTACTCATACCCTGAAATCAAAGCGTTTCGCGGCTTATTTGCGCAGCCTAATACTTTTTCACTCCCAGATGGAGCGATGGAGCAAGCCACAAATGTTGTAATCAATGATGACAACATTTTGCAGAAGATTCGCGGATTTTATTCATACTATCCGAGCGGTGCCAGCACGTTAAATAGCCTATTTACCTACCAATCGCGCTTAATGGGCGTCTTCAATGACAAGATTGTCTATTTTTCTGATATTGGTAGTGAGCCTAATACCATCGGAACGGCTACACCGTTATCAGGGCATCCTGTTAGCATTACATCTCCCCTTGTGTCTCGTTCAATTGAGCAGAACGGGAATTTGTACTTCACAAGCGACACTGGCATATTAAAGACAGATTCCTATAACGGTACAGTCTTTCAAGCCGGTACAGCTGGCGGCCTAGATTGCCGTGGTTCTTTTCTTCCTCTCAATGGCCCTATCCCTGGAGACAGTCAGATTGCATATCGTGTCTGTTTTGGGCGCGAGGATGTGAACGGGAATTTAATTCTAGGAGCCCCATCTGACATTGTGCCTCTGACTAATGCCATTCAGACTAGGCAGAGCAACGGAAGCCTAATTACTTGGTCGAGAACTAGCAACGTTGTGACTGTCACTAGTGCAGGTCATAACTTAGTCAATGGTATGCAAATTACCGTTGTTAGTTCAGCTGGAAATCAGCCAGTAGCTGCTGGGTCGTATATTGTTAGTGGAGTAACCGCAAATACATTTAATATCGCCAGCAACGGAAATTCAGATAGCAGCACGTTGACTTGGAAAACATCTCGAACGGCATTAATTGAGGCGTCAATACCGGACGATATCACTTCAGTATCGCAAAATTATTTCATTCAAATTTACCGTACAACTGCAAGTAATAGCGAAACAGCTAGTCCTAGTGCTGATTTCAAATTAATTGAACAAATCACGCTTGATAATTTGAGTATCTCCAAAAGCGTTTTCTCCTATCAAGACACAACCGATAGTGTTCTCCTCACCAACTCGACGGAACTCTATACTAATCCCAACTCTAGAGAGGGCGAGCTTCAAGCGAATTTGCGCCCTCCTTATTGTACTGACGTCACATTGTTTCAAAACTACGTGTTCTACGCTAATTGCGTTGCTCGCCATGTTTTGAACATAGACGTAATTGATACCGGTGGAATCTCCGACAATGACTACATCGAGATAAAGGTAGATGCGACGACTCGGCGATATGTTGCTAGAGGCGGTGTCGGAAATCAGAGTGTCCAGTCTCAAACTGTCACCAATGCTAGCGGTTACTTGCGCATAAACTACACGGGTCATGGTTTCCTCAACGGTGACACGGTTTTTATTAATTTCATAAGCGGTGGAACGCTTGCCGTTGATACCTACACAGTCACAAATAGCTTGGCTGATAGCTTTGAGCTTTCACAATTTGGCGCTGGTATTCCTTATAATGGTGAGGTTTACGTTTACTTTCAGGGTGTAACGAATGGCACCTATCCTATTTTCCAGTACGATAAGACAAGCTCTAGCGTTGGGGCGCAGTTAAGACGTACCGCCCAAGGGTTAATTAAAGCCATAAATAGGGATTTGCCTTCTCTAGTATACGGCAATTATGTATCAGCAATCGATGATACTCCTGGAAAAATTCGCATAAGCGCGGAAGATTTCACCGGCACCATATACTTGCGAGGAAGCTCGACGGGTATATGCAATGCTTTCAGCCTAGTTTTGCCTACGTCATTTGCGAGCGGTAATCAGGTATTCAGCAAAAACAACATCCAAAAAAACGCCGTATTTATTAGCAAAGTCAGTGAGCCAGAAGCGGTCCCGGTGGTAAACTATTTGCTAGTCGGGTCTAAAAATAAGGCGATCAAAAGGATTTTTGCGCTACGTGATAGCGTGATTTTGCTGAAAGAAGATGGAATATTCAAAATTACTGGCAACAATATTGCTAATTTTAGTGTCACGCCTCTTGATACAACCGTCATTGTGTTGGCCGAAAATAGCGGTGCTCTCCTCAATAACAAGGTCTATTTCCTTGGTACTCAGGGTATTTGTTCGGCGACTGATTCTAGCGTCGAGATTCTTAGCCGTAGGATTGAGAACTTTATTGAGCCTATCCTTGGCCAAGCGAACTTAGATTCGCAGACTTCTGCCGTATCGTATGAATCCGACCGGACCTATCGAATTTCCACGCTTGGTTACAACTCAAGTACGAAATCAATAACGTATATTTACAATAGTTTGAACGACACTTGGACGTCGAGCGACTACCTATTTACAGCTGGCGTTGTTGGGCCTAGCAATAAGCTCTTTCTTGTATCCAACAATAAAGTTTTGAAGGAACGAAAATACGGTAATCGTCTAGAGTTCACTGGGCAGAATTATCTGTGTGTAATTTTGACTGTTAATTATGACTCAAAACAAGCCTTGATACAGATTGCTGGACATAATCCAGAAATTGGCGATGTGATTGTTTATAGTGACGTGATTAATCGCATAAGATCGGTTGAAAATATCGGTAATGATCAGTTTTTAGTCACGTTTGCAAAAGTACCAAATTTGTCGCCTCTTCTGGCAACCCAATTGTATGTTAATATTCCAAGCACGGTCGTGATGGCTCCGTTTCATGGTGGTACTGTGGGTCTGGGCAAACAATTTGCTCAGATCCAATTACATACTCGAAGCAACAACATTAGCCGAATCAAACTGACATTCCAGGGCCAGTCATTGGGCGGATCACAAGAAGCGGAATGGACAGAAACTAAAGTGACTGGGCCTACAGCTGGTTGGGGTTTTGCTCCATGGGGTCTGATCGGTTGGGGTCAAGCCGATCTTTTGGATGCAAAAGTAGTCACGGAACCAGCGCCAGTTGTTCGTATTTACGTGCCATTATTTCAGCAGAGAAATACATTCATCCAAGCGGTAATGAATCACCAAGAAGCGGCTGAATCGTTAGACATTCAAACGATTAGCTGGGCGATCCGAGCCTACAGAGAGAGAGTATCGAAATGAGTTTGAATTCCCGCGAATATTTCATGACTTGGGAAGCCGAGGAATTGGCTGCAAAACTTATCGGGATGAATCAGCGTTTTTACGGCGCGTCATTCAATCCGATCTGGCAAATGTGGCAGCGCAACACGTATGCATACTATTCGACTATTCTCGACGCTCAATCTTGGTTTACGGCTCTCCAATTCGTCGGGGACCAGGGCGAACTAGTCAAGATGAGCGTGCCTCAAGCTAGGTCACTGATACGCCAGCTAGTGACGCTTGTGACGAAGCAAAAATTAGCTTTCCACGGGATTGCTAAAACGGATGGCGCGGAGGTTACAGAAAACGTCCGGCTTTGCAATGCAATCTGTGAGGAAACGGTTGAAAAGACGAAATTGGATCTTTTGACCGATAGCCTTGTCGAAGACGGACTAGTCACAGGTACAGGCTTTATCAAAACGACATGGCGAACCGATATGGGTCAAGCGGTGGCCGTGGACGAGAATGAGCGAGTGATCTATGAGGGTGACATTGAAATCAGCGTCCCTCAAATGATGGATATGCTTTACAACTTTCAGATTCCTCGCTGGGAGGATTTAGATTGGGTGCAAGTCAGAGTTCGACGGAATCGATGGACACTTATTGCACAGCATCCAGAGTTAAAAGAACAGATCATTAAGCTTCCTTCGGTTGCGACTGAGCTTAGGTCTCGTTCTTATATGGGTTTCGACGATACCGATACGGTGTACATTTATGAAATGTATCATAAACCGACGCCAAGCCTGCCCCGTGGCCGGATGATGATTTATGGGGACAAGAATTGTGTCCTTTATGATGACGTGAACAAATATGGCTGCATACCGATTGAACAGTACAAGCCTGAACCCATCAAAGGTCTGAATTTTGGCTATCCCATGCTCTCAAACCTTTTGCCAGCGCAAGAGATGTACGATCATGAGTTTTCTTCGGTTGCCACAAATCATAGCGCTCTAGGTGTGCAAAATGTGACAGCTGCGAGGGGCGCAGATATCAACGTCGAAGCCTTGGGCGGGATGAACTACATCTTTTACACTCCACAGGATATCCCTGGTGGTGGCAAGCCTGAGCCTCTCAATCTCCTACAAGATAGCCCCAATAGTTTGAAGTTTGCCGAAGCTCTGCTAAGCAACATGCAACAAATCTCAAACATCAACGCAGCGGTTAGGGGCGAAGTCCCTCAAAGTAGCTCAGGCGTGGCTATTGCGACTTTGACAACCAACGCCTTGGAGTTTTTGACGAGTTACAGCAAAAGCATGATTAACTGCCTTGAGCGAACGATGTATCATGCTATTACCGCATATCGAGTGTTTGCGACTACCGAGCGACTTGTTAGAATGACTGGTAAAAATTATCAGTCATTCAGTCGCAAGTTTAACGCTCAGGACCTCGATCCAATCGTCGGCGTCAAGATTCAGAATATCAATCCCCTGATGCAGACCATGGCTGGACGTGTCGAAATCGCTGATAAAGCGATCGACCGTGGGTTAGTGACCAATATTCAAGAGTACGTGTCCATTTTGGACGGCGAGCCTTTGACCAAGCTATTCCAGCCACAGGCTAGCCAGTCGGATCTTGTACAGTCTGAGAATGATGCAATGATGGACGGCAAGGAGACGATTGTCCTTAGTACCGACAATCATCCTCGGCATATCATGATGCACAGCACGTTGCTCAATGACCCGATAGTCCGGGCCGATGGGGCTCGTGTCCAGCTGATTCTTGATCACATCTTGCAGCATTTGGAGCTGGCCAAAAATACCGATCCGGTACTTATGGCCATGGTGCAGACTGGCCAAATGCCTCCGTTGCCCCCTCCTGGCGGTAATATGCCACCTCCTCCCGGTATGGAAGGTGCGCCACCTCCTGGCATAGAGGGCGCACCACCTTCTGGCGATAATGGGCCAACGCCAGAGGGAGGAACTGGCGAAAATAATCCGGTATCTATGCCAAGTCCAGAAAATGCAAAACCCGCTGAAGATATGCTAGGGAGGCGCTAGGAATGGCTTACGCGTATGAAGATCAAAAGCAAAGCTCGTATCAGGCACAAAAACCGGATGAAGACAAGCAAGATACGACAGTCTTAAGCAATACGACGGGCGATATTGGCGCTGAACCAGTCCAAGCGACGGCAAGCGGATCTAGTGAACGTCCTCGAGATGCAGCCAGGGCCGCCAATGTTGGCCGTTCCCAAGTCCTAGAACGCAATCTCGGCAAGTCTGGCAATCCGTTTCAATTCCAGCAAACCAGACAAGCGTTGCAGGGGAGCAAACAGAGGGTACAGTCTGAAAAAGACCAATACATGCAAAATGCAGTGGCCCCCTACCAGTACGGAGCGCAACAAACGCAAGCCGTTCAAAATTGGGCCAGAGGGACAGATAAGACCGATCAACCGGATTGGATGAAGACTTTTCAACAAGGCACACCTCAACAGCTAAATGCTTTTGCAAGCCAAGCCCAAACCGAGTTTGCTCCTGTGAGGGCAATGCAGACGGATGCAGGTATACGGTCATATTTGAGAGACCCGAATGATCCCGAGGCGCGAAGCGGAGAGCAGGCGGTTGATTTTTCCATTCTCAACGCCGATCCGCAATTCAACATCAATAGGGAAGCGACTCTCAAAGATTACGCCGACCTCCTCAAGACCAAAGGCGATATTGAGGCAAATGCTGGATCGGAAGCAAGAAAAGCCCAGTTAGAAGCTTTCAATAAGTACAAAACTGGCATCACTGGAACGCTGGACACCGAAGCTCAAGCGATTCAGGATGCGGCAAAACAGGCAGAATCGGCATACGACGTGGGATTTGGCAACTTGGACCCGTTGCGTAATCAAGTCATAGCCGAGGAGATGCGCGATCTATCAACAAACGCTCCCCAAGACTTGCGGGGCTACTTTTTCAATCCCACTGGGCGAGAGTCCGAGTTCGCGCAATATTTCAAACCTGCGACGGCGGAGAGTACACGGGCCGAGGATTTCATTAGTAAAGAACAAGCCGGTAACTTTAACCGGATTATGGCAGCCCTGGGCCGTGGGGGAAATATTGCTACAGCTGGTAGACTGGCAGGAAAACAAGGTCCTGGACGAGAGGCTTTGGGTTTTGATCGTTTAGCGTTCCGCAATGATTTGACGAATCGTGCGATAGCCGAGAACGAGCGGGCTCGTAAATCTCCTTTTGCCAATACAGGAGCATACGACGCAGGAGGTGCAAAACTCCCGCCCCCACCTCGTCCTTTGCCACAACAAAAACAAGTTATCGCTCAACCGGGGCAACTGGCTATTGACCTTGGAGAGCAGCCATATGCTGCCTTGCCACAAGCAAATCCAAACGAGCAATATGTTGATTCCAATTGGAGTCCTGCTTTGATGCCTGGGCAATTAGCTATCGGGCTTAGCGATGGCGGTGTGGTGCCGGGTTACGCCCCAGAGGATGGCGATAACCCAGCAAATGACGTTGTAAGTGCGAAACTCAGTCCTGGCGAGATCGTGATTCCGCGAAGTTCGGCTATGGATAAGGAAAGCGCCAAGAAATTCATCGACAACATGCCCTTCTCAAAAACCCGCGAATTACTCAAAAACAAGTACGCTTGTGGGGGCAAAGTCCAAGATCAGTACAATTGTGGCGGTATGGTTAAAGCAAACTATAAAAAAGGAGGCCGTTAAATGGGGCCATTAGCTATTGGCATAGGTATGGCAGCTATTGGGGCGGCCTCTGGTTTAATTCAGCTGTACAACTCAGAAAGGGAGCGTGGGGCCTCAAAAAAACGCCTCCAAGACATTGAACGGATGTTCAATGAGATTGTGCCCCCACAATATGATATTTCGATTTATGATGACCCAGAGCTAGTCAAGACGATTCCTCCAGCTGCTTTCGACTATTCGCGGATTACTCCTGAATCTTTCGCCTCGGTAGGGCAGTTTGTGCCCGAGGTGGCTTCGTTTGTGAAAGAGGTAGCCCCCCAGGTAGTAGAAGCTTCGGCGGCAGCTCAAGAGGGCCGAGGTGCGCAACTAGAGGCCCTACGTCGTTATAGGGACGTTGCAGCTGGCCGAACAGATCCGCTCTTCCAACAAAAGATGCAGGAAGCCAGTGACCGGGCGAGGATTGAGGCTCAAGGTAGGAACGCATCCATTTTGCAGGACGCACAACGGCGCGGCGCTTTAGATAGCGGTGTTCAACTTGCTGCACAGCTGCAAGGGCAGTCCGATGCAATGACTCGCGGAGCGCTGGCAAGCCAAGCGGCGGCGGCGGAGGCTTACCGAAATCAGTTGATGGCTCTTGATCGAAGTGCAGCGCTGGGAGGTGACATTAGATCAAGCGAAATGGGCGAAGCGGCTCGCAATACGGGAATCATCAATGATTTTAACCAACGCACTAGCGCTAATTATCAAAACTACCTAAATCAGCGAGCCAACATGGCAAATCAGGCGCAAGTGTATAACCTTGATCGAGAGCAACGCATAGCCGATGCAAACGTCGCGCAGCGCAACAAGTTTACTGTCGATAATCTCAACCGCTACAATGATTTGATGGCGCAGAGATACAACATGGAAAACAAGGCGCGTGCCGACAAGTTAGCTATTCAGGCGCGTAAAGAACAGTTGATGCAGCAAAATTACGCTAATCAAATGCAACACACTGGCGCTCGTGCAGGTGTTCAGCAAAATATGATTGATTACATGAATCAAGCGACTCGTGATCGTAATCAAGCTGTACAGGGTATTGGTGAAGGATTGATGGGCGGATTCATGTATGGTGCTCCTAGTTACAAAGGCGCACAGCAATCGTCGGTCATGCCAAGCTATGGGACACCAACCGTCCCCGGTCAGGCTCCTTATAGTCTGAATGTCCCGAGTGGACTAGGTGCAAATCAATCCTATGAAACCACTGGTTATGCACCTTATGAGGCCGATTTTACTTTTGACGAATATTTGCGAAGAAAGGGCCGATGATGCCTTTAAAGCAATTACCATTAGATGGAAATTACGAAGAAAAACCGGCAGATTTTCTCGAAAAATTGAGAAATTCACACATAAATCTTCCAGGTAAGCCGTCAAATGGGCCTTTTCCTGAAGAAATAAATTTGCCAATACAAGGTCAAAGACCGGGTTCGCCTCAAGAAATACCTTTGCAAGGTCAAGGAGCATACAAGAGCACATACCCTGCTACACCATACGCTCCGGGTTATGACCCTGGTGGTGATATTGGAAATCCGAATTTTGTGGACGTAGTTTTTGAGGAAAAACGAAAGCGTTTACAAGATAGATTAAAAACAAAAAAGGGTGGCGTCGAAAATGCTGGAATAAATCCTAATTTGCCAAAAAAATTCACGCCGAATGAAGAAAAGAAATTGATGGAGGCAGAAACATCAAAAAAACCTGCTACTACTTTGCCAAAAGTGCCAAAGTCTTCAAAAATTAAAGACGAAGGTAACTTTTCCAGTGCGCCGGTTGTTTCTGCCGTGGATGCTCCTAGAGAATCATCGTTTGGGTTGATGGGTGAACGTGAACCTTACAATTTAGGTTTGCAAGTGCCAGAGTTCACAAACAACATGTCGCCAATTCTTGGCGCATATGACCTTCCTGTGGAAAAATTTAAACCGGGTGTGAGCACAAGTTCTGCAAATGTGTTTGAATACTTACCTAATAGGTCTAACACAAGTAACTCAACCTTGAATGCAACCCAAGGCGATGGCGAAGATTTCAGGTCAAAACTGTATGAATACTTGAAACGAAAATTAAATAGTCAGGCTTTGGATGCGGATCGACTTGATCGCATGGGCAACGCAAGAGATTTAAACGCTGTAAATCAACTTGGCGCTTTGTTAGCAGGTAGTGCATCAAAGATGGGCACCTTGCAAGGTAAGCGCTCTGAAGTAGCAGATTTTCAGCCTTTGATTAAATCCCTTTATGATCGAGATATGGGCCAGATCAGAGATCAGATGGCTCTTGAAGCTGAACGCGAAGATAGCTTACTTAAAGGCGCTTCCTTGTCGAGTAAGCTATTAAAAGGTACAGGCCCAAAACCTCCCAAAATTTTGCCTTATTATAAACCACCTACGAAAGACCAATCGGGCGAGATTCTTATGTACGATGAGGCAGGAAACTTGATGCCTCGTCAACTTCCACCTGGGTACGAGCCTAATAATCCATGGTCTACTTTGCCGATGTTCATGGATGCAAAAGGTAATCCTGTAATCATTGAGAGAAACCCAGTAACTGGACAAACGCGACAGCTACCTATTCCAGACAATTTGAGAAGCCTTGAACAAGCGAAAATGGAAGCGAACAATGTACTGAGAAAAATTGACTTGGACATGAAAGTCGCTGGCGAGCAACGTCGCGGCGAGTTGATGCGTGAGCAAGTTCGCTATCAGCAATATATGGCTCAACTGAGACAAAAAGAACTTGAGCTAAAAATTATGGCTCAGGAGGAAAAACAACGTAGTAATAAAGTTAATGAAGGAATCAAAAAAGACAAGATTGCATCCGGTATAGGAACAAGTGGCGGAAATCTTACAGAATCCGAACGAAAAACCGGCCTTCAAGCCACAGTTGCGATACCTGCTTTGGCTCAAGTTGAAGCCATGGAAAATGGCGATCAAGCTCAAGGAATTAAACCATATAGACCTGGGACAAGATCGATTATTGGTGGAGGACTTGGTGGTACTGCTTCGCCGATGGGAAACAAGATACTGAGTGATGATGACAGGCTTTATGATACAGCCTCAAATAACCTTGTAGAAATGCTCCTTCGTTCCGTCACGGGTGCCGGTGCTCAAAAAGAAGAAATTAAAAGAATTTTGGCAGGTTACAGGATAATTGCGGGTGATGACGAAAGAACGATTAAGTACAAGCAAGAAGCAAGGCGCAGTTTTGTTCAAGGTTTGATTGATGCCTCAGGAAGAGCTGGCGAGGGTAAATCTTTACCACCTCAATCGTCTTCACGGACAATCATCGATGAAAAATATAGCCCAAGCAGAAACAAAACAATAATTATTTATTCTGACGGCACCAAAGAAACTTTGCAAGGAAGGCGAAACAATGGCCAACCAAAACGATGATTTTGAAGACGGTGGGATTAACGATTGGGAGGACGTTGCAAACGATGATTGGGAGAGTGTTCCTATTGCGCAACATCCAATGTTAGCAGCCCAAGAAAAATACGTTAGTCCAATAAGAGATTTTGGCAAGTCTGTTTTAGGTGCGGTCGGAAGTGTTGCTGAGTTTGCTGATAGATACGCACAAGCACCAATTCGCGCTGGTATTGGCAGAGCTATGGACTATGATCCTGCCAAGGATTTGCAAACTGGCGGGCGATCTTCTTTAGGTAGTCAATTTATCAGAGGATACACTGAACAATTTGGCAAACCAGCGGCGAATGCCCCCAGCGGGAAAGATATTTTTCGCAAAGCTGGAGTTTCTGACAGAGAATATACCACTGGCTTGAAATTGAATCCTTACACAGGCGAGACTTTCAAAATTAGTCCCGCAGGATTTCTTGGTGGAGTTTTCGAAGCAGTTGCCGACCCATTCGCTATAGTTACGGCGGAAGGAATAACGCCATTCAAGATTGCCGGAGCGTCTGCAAAAGGTGTCAGTAATGCTACAAAATGGGGAACAAAGAAAGCTGCAAGGGGTTTATTTGGTATTCCCGAAGAAGCAACGGAAGATTTAATTGCTAGATCCGCGAGAGTTAATCAAGTCGGAAGAACGCTCCCATCCGAAGAAATTGGCATACAAATAGACGAAGCCGTAAAAGCAGCAGGAAGCGATATAGCATCGGCCACAGACAAACGTAAAGCATTACAAGAGTATTTAAAGAATCTTTACCAAGAGAAAAAAAGAAGTCTAGAGCGCGAACAAGTCCCACTAGAAATTGTTAGAAAAGCTAAAGGAAACCTTGAACAGCAAAAGGCAACTATTGGTAAGCTTAGCGATCTGGCGGATGAAGCTTTAGTGAATAGCGGAGTATCATACAGCAAAGCGGATCTTTTAAAGCTTATTCGACAAGCACGAGACTCAATTATTGAGATTCCTGTAGGGAAAGAAACAAAGTCAGCATTGAACGATATAAATGCAATTATTCAAGATATAGATGAAAATATCGGAGATAGGCTATCAGCCAGACAGTTAAGAGTTATTCTCAAAAATTTGAGAAGAGATACGAATTTCGATTATGCAGCTGGCGCATATAACGAGACTGCTGATGTAATTAGAAAAGATTTCCAAAGAAAAATGAGCGACTCTTTAAAGGGTAAAATAACAGAAACTGGGCAAAAAAACCCGTATTTAGAGCGCTATTCGCAAATTATGGACCAAATGGCACCTATGCAAGAAAGCCTGAAGGAAACCAGTAAGCTTTTTGGCGGTTCTGACGAGACACGAGGCATTGGTACACTTGACACATTGCGAAAGGGTGGCGGCGCCAAAGGCGTTATGCTTGATGAGCAACTGAGAAAAAATGCTTCTATTGGAAATAATCAAGAGCTTATTGAATTGCTTGATAGATACAAATCGCAGTCCGAGTTGCTGCAAAGAATGAAAGACAAGGATATATCAAGCGAGATATTTCCAGAGGATTATAAAGCCCTTCAGGAAGCTATGGCCGATGAGCAAATGGTCAAATCTGTTTTAGGTCCAACACAAAACATTACTCCAAGGAGAACGCAATCGATAATCAGAAGGCAGGGCCAAAAAACAGCACCATGGACAGATAGAAAAGATCTGCAAGTATTAAGCGACTACAGTGGGGATGATTTCAACGAGTTGATTAAATCAAGAAATACTTATGACGCATTTGATAAAGATGCGGCAAGGGGCTCGAGATTAACTCTTTTGGGTACTGCTGTAGGTGGGTATTTAGGAGATACATTTGGGGGAGCTGTCGGAGGTGGTCTTGGCTCAATGGCTGACAGATTTGGACCACCTATGACTAGGTCGGCAATATCTGGAGTGATGGCAGGTAAAAATGCTATTCAAAAAATATTTCAACTTGCAGGAAACAATCCGATATTTCAATCGAAATACGGTAAAATATTTGGGCAGGCTATAGACCGTGGTGGATATCCTGCGGCAGAACTTTATCATAACTTGCTGATTAACAATGACCCTGAATATCGTAAATATTTTGAGGAGGGGCAGTAATGCATTTTGTTGAGTTAATTCCTTCTAAACCGGCAAATTCAAGCACAACTAGTGTGTATTATGATTTAGTCGATATTACTAAATTCTCGATACAAGTATTTTTTACTGGCACAAATCTAGAGGGAGTCCTTGTCCTACAGGCTTCTAATGAGCCAGCAAATGGATTCGTTGACGTAGATGGCAGCTCAAAAAATGTTACATATAGCGAAAACCATATGTGGGATGTTACCGAGATTGGATTTAGGTATGTCCGAGTGAAATGGACATACAGTACAGGTAGCGGTAATATCTATTCTTCTCTTTTTACAAAAAAAGATTTTTAATTAAAGGAAAGTAAAAATGTCATATATTGAGATCCCAAAAAAATACGCGAGTACAGACCAAAGCGATATCGTAAAATCGTTCAAGGTCGGATTTGCATCAACTATTCCTTCTGGAGTTGATTCCAGATTTTTCACGACAGTTTTTCAATCCCCAGATCATGGTATTTCGCAGTCTGGCGGTAACTTACTTTTGACCTCCGGTGTTACTGCAAACGCCGAGACTATTATTAGATCAAACGTATCGTGGAATAGCCCGTTTGTTTTCCGTCAACAAAGTACATTGTCGCAACGGATCGCCAACAACAACTTTTATGCTGAGCTTGTAGACGTTATTGGTGATGGTTTAGTTATGACCATCAACTCGGCTACGTCTGTCACTGTTACAATTCCGAACAATCCTTTTGATGCAACAAATGTTGGTCAAAGTATGTACATCGGAGCTATGACAGTTATCGGAAGTGTCCCAGGACGCTATACGATAGCTTCGGTAAGTGGTAACGACGTAACCTTTACTGTTGCTGGATTTCCAGCCTCTGGTACTGGTACATGTTCGTTGTTCGGATGGAATTATTATCAGTTGGTCTATAACGGTACTACCGCTACAACCATGGGTTTTGATACCCAGAGGCGTGGTTACGCTTCCGGTTTCACATCGGCGGCTATCAACACCACGGCAACGGGTCACATGACCATAGTTCAAGGAGAAATGAACACCGCTAGTTTGTCTGATCAACTTGTTGCATCTAGTACAACGGTGCAAGCCTCCATGAGGGCCTCGAGGTCTATCAATATACCGGATGAATCCGTTAGCCTTTATCTACAATTTAGGATTGCAAACGGAACGGTTGCTCCTGCATCTAGTACTACATGGGCAATCGGTACTTGCTCTATTGAAAGGTTTTCTTATCAGCCAGTAAGCCTAGTTAATACCAAGGCGCAAGCTTATAACACACCATTACCTGTTGTAGTTGGAAACATTCTAACAGGTACGTTGAACGCTGTTACGTTTGTTTCGACTGTTGGAGCTGTTACATCGGCAAACTTGGGATTACAGTCGTCAATCACCGATGTGGCATCAGCAGCGTTAACCACTACGACGACCACGGCGGCATTAACGCCAACATTTGGAATTGGCTACCGGGTAGTTATTCCCGTAACGGCGGTGACTGGGACTAACCCAACACTTGATGTTTCGATCGAAGAATCTTCAGACGGAGGAACTAACTGGTTCAAAGTTTATGATTTTCCGCGCATCACGGCTGCAGGGATTTATCAAAGCTCCTCTTTGAGAATTCTCGGAAACCGTTTGCGATACGTGCAGACTGTCGGCGGGACTACGCCATCGTTTACAAGATCGGTTAACCGTTTACAAAATAACTATGACGCATCACAAAACATTCAGCTAATCAGTCGTACTATTGAGTTGAACACCTTAAACTCTACGACGGTATCTATACCGTGTGAAATGGTGTCCACATGGCACATTGCTATTAGAGCAACCGCGCAAACCACGGCGGCCACTGTCGCCCTGCAATTCAGTGATGATGGAGCTAACTGGTTTACGTCATCGGCTGCAGTGACTAGTGTTGTCGGGATTGCTTCGGCAAAAGTAACGGGTGAACTATGGCGGTTTGCTCGTGCAATCGTCACAGCTGCTGGCTCAGGCATTACTCTAGACAACGTAACAATCAAAGGTTTTGGTTCTTGAAATATAGGGCCGAGTTGGCAGGTAAATTCAATTATTGAAAGTTTTTGGTGCAAAATGAATACAAATGAAGCTCTAAATGTTTTAGTTCAAGTTGCTAGCGCTTTCAAAGGTACTTTGAAAGAACACGAAATCGTGCAAAACGCTATTGAGACACTAAAAAAATCTTTATTGGATAAAAACGCTGAACATTCCAATCCTGTTTAATCCAGACATAATTGGAATTACGGCAGTAAAAAAAGAAAAAAAGTTTGTGACGCGGTATAATAATATGCCAGCGTCACTTTTTTATTTAACTTTTGAGATTCGCTTTGTCTGAATTTCATTGGGCAATTGTCGGATGGACAGGTACAGTAATATTTGTAGCGAGCTTTCTAGTCAAAGACCGAGCCCTTCTCCACGCATTGGGGCTTGTCGGTTGCCTAGTAAAGCTAGGCTACACCTATCACATCCAAGCATGGCCTTTAGTAGTCAATTGGGTACTTTTGATTATTATTGAGACTGTCCAATGGTTCCGATATCGTAAAGACCACGCCAAACCTTCGATCCAAGAATTTTTTAAATGTCAAATGTGACAACAAACACCAAAATTTGTTTATTGTATGACCTCTTGATATACTTTCTGTAAGTATATTTAGTGGGGGTATTAGATATGGCAGCCAAGGAAACCCAAGAATTTATTGAACTCCTTGACGTTTTAGGCAACGCAATCCTAGAGGTAAAAGAAGACGGCAAATTAGACTGGAAAGATGCTCCAAAAATTTTGCCGGTATTGGGTGCTTTGCGTACAGCAATTTTGGGTGCTGATAAGATTGTAGCAGAACTCAAAGAGATCAGCGAAAGCCCTGCTTTGAGTAATATTGTCCTAAATCAAGCTCTTGGCGCGAGCCTTAAGCTCGCTAAAGCGGTGATTGCATAATGTGGTTTGCACCATTAGTAGAAGCTATCGCAAGCGCCATCGTAGCGGCTTTGGTCACAGTCATCAAAGAGCACACAAAAAAGGAGGCTCCCCCCGAGGAGAAGCCTCCACCATGCACTGAGCACAAGAAAAAATCAGGCCATAAGCGAAAGCGCAGTAGCTAATTGAGCACTGGTAGCGGTTTTAGCCCATGCCATAGGGTCCGCGCCACAAGATTCCGGGGCTTTTTTCCCCGATGACAGTCGTTTGACAAATTCATTCCGGTATGCTGTCAAATCCTGGGACGATCCAGATTGCTCCTGGCCATCCTCTGCCAGAGCATTTTTGTACTTGTCGACGTCCGGTTGAAAATCTGGAACGCTATAATCAGCGTCGATGATTTCGTGGGCCTTTACCTCTTCACTTGTGAGGGCCTTCGCAAGCTCGACAGAAGCCGGAAGCATTTTGAAAAGACGTCTAAGAACGGTTTTTTTGGCCATTTCATCGTAGGAATCTGTCCATGCTTTGCCTTGGGAAGCTTTAGAATAGCGCGTTCTAATCGAATCAACTTCAGCGACGGACATGACATCGAATTGTACTCCCCCGCCAGCTAGTTTTGCCACGGCGTAAACGTGCGTTAGCTCGCTGGATTTGAATTTTGGCTCGTGCTCGATGGCGTCCTCTGTGCCGTAAATGACCTTGAAATGATCGCCTTCATACACAGCACGAGCGGAGATGGAGACGATATTCCCAGACCGTCGGGCGATATCAATCATTCCACGGTAGCCAATCTGGAACTCTACCTCATTCTTGTAAGGCACGAGGTAGCATTGCCCTAGGGCCGATCCTGGCTCTAGGCCGAGACTGGCAGCGGTTACGACAGCACCAAGAAAGCTTAGGTGGTCGCACTGTTGTAGGCGCGTGTTCTTGCGGAATTCCGTGAGGCAGATCCGCATAAGCCTATCGGGCGTCATGTGTTGCGGTAAAGCGGCCTCAATCTGGCCTTTGTATTGCTGCATTAGATGCGACAATTTAGTGACAGGTGATAGCTGTTGTTGAGACGATGGTTTTTGCATGGAAAATTAGTCTTTCTTAACTTGAAATTGAGCGGAAAAATTAGTTTTGATGCGGCAAAAAGGCAATTCCTCTTTTGCCTTGAGCTTAGCGGCAAGTGCTTTCTTATCCCATTCGTATTTGATCTTGGTTCGCACAAAATCATAGCGAAGGGCGTCTTGGGCAGTAGGCTCTAGGTCTACCTCGACGCTCTCGCTTTTCCGAAGCTTGAGCGCAAAGGCGTTCCCCGGTAAAATCTCTAGTTCATCCCGCTTGAGCACAAAGGCGCAGTATTCCCGAAGCTTCTCGGCCTTGGTTTTTAGCGCTTTTTGACGTGCAACAAGCGGCTCGATCCAATTCTCTTGCAGGGCTTTGGCCTCTGCCTCCCATTGATCTATTTTCCATTTTACTGAGTCAACTTTGTCCTTGAGCTCACCGACTAATAAAGCCGGATCAAACTCATCTGGTTCCATAATCTCATCGGCCTCAATCAAGGCCCTGCTCAACTCGCTTAGGGTGCTCATACTTAACAATAACCTCTTCGATCAAATCTCTAATAAGTTGGGAAAATGACTTTCCTTGCTCGACTGCTAGTTGTTCAATGCGGATTTTTGTAGCTGGCGCACAAGAAAATCCAACACGTACACAAGTACTTTCTTGAGCTAGCCGTGGCCTCATACTTATATCTCCTCAATAGTTTTACGAAACATATTCCCTTGGTACATCGGTGGGTTTGAATAGTCAAACGATTTCAAAGTGGACTAGATCATTAAATTTTTGGTCCTTAAAATCGCCGTCCATATCCCAATCTCCCCCCCAACGAATCTTGATACCAAGGCGTTTCGCTGTTTCGCACACAAAAATACCGAATTCATAGATTCTGGGAACGTCGGCAAAATCGATTGGGTAGGGGATAACGTCAACAGCCATGGAAGGGTAGCGGTTGTGTTTAGAGTGAGGAAATTTTAGCTTACTCAGTCCCGCATTGTACGCATCATCCTGCCTCTTTTTGTCCCTGTGTCCTTCCAAAATGGTGCAATCATGAGTCTTGACAACTTCATCGAAAAGGCGCTGTAATTGAGGATGACAACTCATTAACTTGCTTTTGCTTTTACTAGAAAACATAGGTTTTCCTCCTTTGTTGTGACAAAAAAAAACGGACGCCGTTTTCCCCGCTTATGCGGGGTTTTTCTATTTTTGTGCTAAAATCTGAGAATGGTCCCGTTGAGGACAAATAGACTTACCCACAATTTAACCACAGCGATTCGGCGCAACCGAAATAAGTCTATTTTACCAAGCAAAAAGTTGTGTCGCGTAATGCTGCCCATTATTACGCCCATATCCCACACCGATAAAGCGAAAATTTCGCAGCATGTTCTGGCGATGGGGTCCGCTTTTAATCCACATATCCACAAAAAATCGGCCAAAATCTGGCGGTTTGTAGCCTTGGAAATAGGCCACATTTTCGCCGTGTACTTTTTGATTACTGGCGGGAAATTCGAGGATAATCGTTTGATTGCGCAGGGTAGGGAAGCCGTCATGGGACAGCCTACCCGTGGCAGCCATGCTTTCCGACCATTTCCGAGCGGCCCAATTTAGCTCTTTTTTGTACTGTAGAGCGGGAAGCCCGTATTGAGCGCGAAAGGCATTGGTGGCCTCGAGCATGGACTTTTCCACGCCACATGTCCCAATGTCGGTTTTGTAGCAATCCGCTAAAAGCACGGTACTTTGTAGGAATAACGCCAGACCTAGCACTATTCGCCGGACCATAAGCACCTCCACAAACTCAAAAATGTTTAGTTTATGGTGCCATAGTTTTGAGCAAAAGGGGATGGCTGCCAAGGCAGGGCTCGAACCTGCGACATTCGCGTTAACAGCGCGACGCTCTACCGACTGAGCTACTTGGCAAAGTGAAGGTCTGCCTATGTTGCTCACAATCTTCGGCAAGCGCAAGTTGATAATTATTTCCAAAAAAGGGTTGTCGGAGCCCAGACTTGCCTTTAAAGTCTGGGCACCAATCACACACAACTTTTAATGGATACTCGCATTAACAAGAAAGAAAGGAGAAAAAGGCAGGGATAACTTGAACGGTTTAGCTCACCGTTCGCGCTTCATATCCTGCCATAAGCCCAGAAATCAACACAAATCCCCAATTTGTAATCTTGTCAGCTACTTAGCCTAATACACTATTGTCTAAAATTAGGATCATATCCTTATGTTGCGAATCCAAATTGTAGATTGGAAACGGTATGTGACCCGTTCCGATTTGAAGTCAGTACCATGGATACGCGTACCGGCCACGATCGGATCCGATCGGATGCTACACGGATCCGTTACGGCTACGCGTTGGTTGTACATCTTCCTTTTGGCAGAGGCGGCGCGTCAAAATCAGGAAGGCAAACTCGATATTGCACCTGATTACGTGCAACACTTTTCTGGGTGCTCACTCCCCGAAATTTTCCAATCTGTCAAGTTCTTGGAATCACGAGGATTTTTATCTTGCCGTTACGACGACGATACGGACGCGTTACGGATTGGTTACGAATCCGGTACGGATACGTGCACAGCCGTAACGAATCCGATCGGATCCGTGTCTAACGGAACGGAACGGAACGGAACGGAACGGAACGAAACGCAAGAAAAGAGAACGTCGCAAAATTTACCACCTCCACCTCCCGCCAAAGCAAAGCGCTCCCGATCCAAAGCCGTCCAGGTAATGAACCTTTCTGACGAGGAGCTCGACTTGGGTACCCAATGGCTCAGGTACGCCGTTACCCATTTCCCGAACCGGACAAACGACCCCAAATGGACGCCGGATCAATTTGCGCTCGAGCTTCGCAAAGTCGCGAACGTGTGCAGATACACTCTCGCCGATATGCAAACCATTCTGGCTTACGTGAAGCACGACACCTTTTGGGCTCCCAAGTGCTGTGCTCCCATGGGGCTTCTCAAAAAGGGCTCTAACGGGATGCGAAAGGTCGAAAACATTTTTGCTCAAACAAAAAGCAAAGCGCAGATCAAAGACGCGCAGACTGCAAGTGATTGGGCAGAGAATCCGCAACTCGCAAACGATTGGGCAGAAATGCTTGACTGGATTGGAGGAAAAAAACCATGACGCCACAAGAGTTCAAAAAGTTCATCGACGCAGTAAAAGCAATTCTTCCGCTTCAAGCGCCAGAGTTTGACGCACACCAACTCAGCGCGTGGTATCGCATCTTCGAGAAGTATCCCGCGCATCAACTTTTTGCGGTGCTTGGTACTTTGCACGAAAAGTTTACTCGTTTCCCTGCGATCAAAGAAATCCTGGACGCGATAGATCCCAAGCCCGACCATGACGCCGAGGCTCGTTTGATCGCTGACAAGATTTGGGGAGGCATCGAGCGTTTTGGCTCACTCAAGAGCAAACAGGACTTGGTGCGAACAGCTATCGGCGAGACTGGTTGGAAAGTCGTGGAGAATATGGGCGGGTGGAGAGTCGTTTGTGAGATTGCGAGTTACGACAACGTTTCCACGCTCAAGGCGCAATGGCGAGAGAGCGCAAAAGCTTTGCTCGATATCGCCGACATCGACCGTCGCAGAGATAGCCTCGGCCTGCCCCCCTCTCATGAGCGCCAAGCCCTCCCGGAAGAACCCAGGAACGTCCTCGACGTGCTGTCACTTGTGCAGACTAGAGAAGTACGGGCGAAATGATATGCAAATTGACGCAATGATAAGCGCAAATAGGCTAGGTAATGGCAGACATAGGACAGGAATAAGAACGCAATACAAGGCAAATTAGGGCCATTAGAAACGAAGGAGCAAAAAGGGCAATGAAATCAACAACAGGTGCCAGGCAGGAGATTAGATCATACCATAGATGGAAAAGGGAGACCATGTATGCGCTACGAAGACAAACAGGCCATCATATTTTTACGCCAATACGACATGACAGCGGAAACAATTGCATCACTGCTACTACTACCATTTAAACAAGTAAACGATTACATTAGAGAGTATAATGAGCAACCAACCACCAAGCCGTATCTATTTTGGAATCGACCCAGGCAAAGCGGGAGCAATAGTAGCGCTAGATCACGATGGCCAAGTGCTGAGTTGGACGTTAAGCCCAAGCGGAAGGTTATTGTATACGCTTCTTGAGACGTGGAAGCCCCGCGCCGTTTTCTTGGAAAAAGCGCAAACTATGCCGAAACAAGGGATAGTCTCGGCATTTACTTATGGGTGCGGTTTCGGTGAATTGATTGCAGCGATGGAAATTTATGGTGTTGCTTATCATCTAGTGCCACCTCGTCACTGGACTATGCAAATGCACAAGGGCACAAATAGTTGTGACGCTCCAAAATACCGCTCTAGTACTGCTTTTAGGAGACTTTGGAGCGACGTAGCTCCACAAATAGCAAACGGTGCTGGTAGACTGCATGAAGGTGTAGTCGATGCAGCTCTCATAGCCTTATACGGAGTCAAACATTTATGAACTTCATCGTCCGATGGGTGCGCCAGTTGACTTGTGACCACAAGTTTTGGTTTAGTCCCGGACACCTTCGGACGGTTGAAGGTCGAGGAGTGTATACGTGTCGAAAATGCCAATATTCAGCAGTGATGGGGAACCAAATTATGTCCCTGTACTCGTATCGTTTAGATTCTTGAGATATAAATTTAGTGCTTGGCGACAAGAAGCGATAATGATACATGCCGCGACAAGTCGTGAAATTCTGGCAGAATCAAACCAAAGGCTAAAAGCTTTGAGATTTTACGATTATGAAATCGTCTCTTATCTCCCACAAAACGGAATGGAGTTATTTTGATGGAAGTGTTGTTAGGTATCAATCTGATGGCTTGCGGAGCATTGGCGGGATTATTTGCCATTGATTTTGCGAATCGCGCTAAGATCCGAAAAGAATTGCAAGAATTAGTGGAAGACATGAAAAAGCTCACGAAAGCGGTGAATGAAGCCCACAATTCCCTAGCGGAGACAGTCAAAAAATCGACTGACAGGCTTGCAGCCCTTGAAATGAGCAGTATGGGTGGGAAACGATGAACGTCATTGAGGCAATAAAGAGCGGTAAAAGATTTAGGCGAGCAAGTTGGAACAAAGGAGATTGGGCAGAGCCTCATGAAGGGGAAGAGGTTTTGAGAAACACAATGTATGATGCTTTGATTGCCGATGATTGGGAAGTTGAGCAGCAAGTCATCTGTGTGACAAAGACTCAAGTGTTGCAAGCGTGGGCCAGAGGTTTTGCTAAATGGTCAGCAAAACCCGAATATACACCTGATCACCTAAGCCCTTTGCCGGAATTTTTAGAAGAATTAGGCTTTAAAGAATGAGTTGGCATGAATGGCTTTTAATGCCACAAAATCAATTTGTCCTAGTGTTTTGCCTAGGTATAAATTTGTGCGTTTATCATTTTGCCTATAAAAAAGGCGAACGCGATGGCTATGAAGACGGATTACAAGTGATGTACAAAACCGTCGTAGTCAACATGCTTGACGAAAACGAGCTATTAAGAAGGCGCATTAACCATGAATGTTAATTTCACAAAATGGAAGGCAGCATTGAAACACGGTGACGCAAATGAGTTGGCTGAAAGCTTGCAAGAAACGGTGGCAGTAATCGAGCGCTGTATTGAAATCATTAACCGAAATGGAAACGTGTTAGCGCAGGCATTGGCAGCAAATCAAAAGACAGAATAATAAAAGGGGCTATGTAGCCCCTTCCATTTCCATCGTCGTCTCTATCACTGGCGAACAAATCTCTTAAAACACGTCCTGCTTCTCAGTGCAACCGTTTTCAACAAAATCTTTCAGCCATTGCATGGCGGCCTGCTGATAGTCCATCATTTCGGACGAGCGGTTTCCAAAATCGGACGTGGCAAAAAGGCTAATATCCGTCACAAGCTTGTTTCGATCGCTGGAATTATTGAACAAAGCCCAATAATCGTCGGGGTTATCAAAGTGAAAATGTCTCATCACAATCCTTATCCAAGAGCTTCTTGATAGCCCAATTTGGTACAAACGATTTCCAAAAAGTCCTTGCCGCATTTTGATGTAATAAAAGCGCGGTAATCTTTCGCGGGTAAGCCGTTTTTGCAAGCGGATTCAGTAGCTGACTCAATGAGAGCCTTTGCAATTTGACCCCTTGAAAACGCACCTTTTTTGGGTTCTTTTTTCAAAGCAATCTTTAAAAAGTGCTCGGCATGTTTTTGAGCTTTTTTGATCCTTAGATTTTTTGTCTTCATGTCCCTAAACTGGCGGACAGAAAGTAAAAAATCGTGCTTGTTGTCTGTATGCTCATACAAATCAAATAGACCGGCACTATCGCAGCCAGCAAAAATCTTATTTTGCATCTAAAAACACACCTTTCTCTAACATCAATCCCAAGTAATCCACACTTGCCGCATTTCCGGCAATTCCGCTACCTTCACATCTGTCTTGTATCCCAAAACGCTCAAGATGGGCAAAATAGCCTCGGCATCCACCTCACGCAAGACTACCAAATCAGAATATAAGCCTTTTTCAGCGGCCAATTTGATCACGGCCATAGCCTCCTGCATGGCCTTTTCTGGATTGGCAGAATTTACTTGATCGGCAAGGTCCTTCGCTTCTGTCGCGTTCATTTTGGGTGCCTCATGTATGAGCTATCGTCAGAATAGCCTTGTTCATATTGCCAATATTGATACCAGCCTAAAAACTGGTCATCCGTCTTGCCCAGCAAAAATCTTTTGATTCGTTTTAAACATGGAGTCTAAACCCACAGCGTCTTGATTGACGATGAGGAAGATTTACATCTTACTATCGTTTCAGTCAAGCAATAGTGGAACGATTCAAACATCCGAAATCATTAGCTCATGCGCTGCTTAAGCTTGTATTGCCTCATCTCAGCTTGATTGCAAAGCTCCCCTACCAGCTGTTTCGTGCCTTCCGAGACGCCTTCTTTCTCACAAAAAGCATAGCAAACTTTGCAAACGGTGCGCTCAAACATCGACAAAATATCCCAGATCGCTTGCACTTGTGAATCCGGGGCAAGCTCAAGCGCATCTTTAGCTAATGACACGCCATCGACGGATCGTCCCGTCAGACCAATATACCGTTCGACGAGGGAATCATAGGCGTCCTCATAGGTCCCATAAAGCTCGCCCAGGAATTCATGGTCGGCAAAGAAAGATGGCCCGGAAATATTGTTGTGCGCGTCGTGGGCCACAATCTGAGCAGCGCGAAACACTTTAGCCAATCGAAGCAAATCTTCCATTGTTTACCTCTTCGTGTAATAATCATCTATACAAAACGCATCAATGATTGCCCTGAATTTTAGCATTTTAAGTTCTTTGTCCGAACTCGGCACTAAGATTCGGCGAGGGCTACGCTTTACCCAATCATTCCGTTCCGCCTTGTGATTAAAACGCCAATACATACCAAGCCGGTTTCCAAATTGGTCGTATTTCTCGTCGGCGTCCTTAAACTCAAACGCAAAAAATGCCATGGCTGCCCCTTGTGTTTAAAGTTTAACTATTGTATGCAACCGTGGTAAATTTCAACCATAACAAGCAGATGGAGGACTACCCAGATGGCGGGCGTCACGAAACGACCAAAAGCCGAAGGCGAAACAGGCGCGAAAGTCAAAGATATCGATTTCCGAGACTTTGAAAAATGTTGCCAAATGCAATGCACACAAGAAGAGATTGCAGGCTGGTTTGAGATCGACGAGGAGACACTCGTTAGGCGCGTAACCGAGCATTATAACAAGAGTTTTTCGGAAGTGTATAAAAAGTACAGCGCTGGCGGTAAGTGCTCACTACGCCGTCGACAGTTTAGAAGGGCGCAGAATGGCGACCGCGTGATGATGATTTGGCTAGGCAAACAGTATCTTGGGCAATCTGAAAAGATTGAGCAGAAAGTGGAGCAATTAGACCTCTCAGCAATTCCAGACCACGAGATCGAGAAGCTTGTGCGAAAATATGGAAAACCCAAGCTCTGAGGTACTGATGAAAAACCCCTTGCTCTCAGTTCATAGGCCAAGAAATCGAGGAAGTTTGGCAGATGAGCACCACGCTGTGATAGCTCCAACGCGAATGGCCGATGGGCCTTTTGCTGTCAGTGTTAGGGCAGAGCAAATAACGGCGCGGGAATGTCGCGCTATTGCTGCATGGCTTATTGCAGCTGCTGAATGGATTGAGCATGGACACGAAGGCAATTGAGAAATTTTGGGAAGAGCTTGCACAGGTAGAGTCCGATTTTGGGCTCTACTTAGTGCATGGTTACAAGGATGGATCACTAATTATCGACGGGAATAGTGATATCGTCGCCATTGTGAATCATGGGGGCGAATTGCATATATTGAGCGAAAATGAATTTAAAGACGCTAACCGATCAGTTGTGGTTTCGGGGAAATTTGAAATATAAGCTATGGGACCAACAAGTTTCGATCTATGACGCTATTTATGCCCTACCTAAAGAAATTGATGAGGCCGTTGTTCTTTGCGCTCGCCAGTTTGGCAAGTCGCATCTAGGCGTCTTGATCGCAATCGAGCAATGCCTACGGTGGAAAGACAAATGCTTTCTAATCCTCGGACCTACGCTCAAGCAAACACGCGAGATTGTCACGCCTAGGCTAAGACACATTATTGCGGATGCGCCAGAGGGCCTAATTAGGCCGAGTAAGAGCGAAGGTAAATGGTACATCGGTAGCTCTGAGCTCGTGATGGGAGGCTTCGACCTTAACACGGGCTCGCAGCGAGGTAAGACGCTCCAAGGCGTATTCGTCGAGGAGATTGTTGACGCCAACCCCGATCAGTACCTTGAATCCCTAAGGTCGGACGTAGGCCCTGCTTTGACGCACAGCGACGGCGGCAAAATCATATTTTTGACTACTTTGCCAAAAATCCCCGATCATCCTTTTATTACCGAGACGATGAGTAGGGCGCAAATGAACAACGCTTTTTATTCGTTTACAATAGACGACAACAAAGCGTTGAGCCATTCGCAGTATGAGGCTTGCATACGTCGAGCAGGTGGGAGACACACGGATGATTTCAAGCGAGAATATCTTAATGAGATTATCCGGGATAAAAGTATTGTTGTCGTACCTGATTTTGATATCGACCGGCATGTTGCTGACGTGCAAGTCCCAGACACCTGTAATTGGGAAATCTACATTGATTGGGGAGGTGTCCGGGATCTTACCGTGGCCACAGTTGTGGGATATGACTTCCTGCAAGGAATCGATATCGTGGCTGATGAACTATGGTGGCCAGCCAACACGCCAACCGAGAATATTGTACGAGATATCAGACGAAAATGGGGCGGGAAGTGGTTACAGCCTAATAAATCCGAGCACGTCTATTATGCCGACGTGCCAGGACAACTTGCCGTTGACTTGGGCCGTACTTTTGGAATGACAATTGCGCTCCCGCAAAAGAGCGACTGGGAGGCGAGCATAAACGGGCTCGCTAATCGATTCACACAGGACAAGATCCGCATCCTTCCACATTGCAAATTGACGATCATGAGTTGTCAGTCAGGTACTTTCAATAAGCATCATACCGACTTTGAAAGGACACAAACACTAGGACACTGTGATGCAATTGCGGCTCTCATGTATGCTATCAGGGGCCTTAATCGCACCAACCCGCATCCCGCGCAGATTATCAACAAAGACAGATACTGGCATACTCCTGCAAAAAACGATTTAAATGTAGTTCCTAGAAAGTTTGGTGATGGGCCTAAAAAGTTTGGGGGCTAACCATGTGGTCATATAACGACTGGATATGGTTTCTTGTCTGGATAAATGTGACAATTATGCTCTGGATTTATTTAAAGGCGATTGACTGATATGGCAAAATTCACAATCACTCGGCTACTAGATACGGCTCGTATTAGTAAAACCGATGCAGGAAAACAAATACCTGAGTTTTTCGACTACATGGCGCAGTTTGTTGAGCAGACTGTGAGGAATCTTCGGAGTGGTCTTACCTTCGCTGATAATTTTGCAGGTGAAGCAAAAACGGTCACGTTGAAACACGCGACACCTCAAGTCCTTGTCTCAACTAAGACGGTGTTGGGTATAATAGTGACACGAGTTCAATCACAAGTTTATGGCGTGAGTTGTACGTCATGGTACTATGACCGTAACAATCGTTTGACGATTCAATTACGGTTTGCTGATTCAGCTGGCAATCCTCCATCTTCTGCGGAACTTTTGCCTGTGGATCTTGTTTTATTATTTTAACGGTGCGATAATTCTGACATAAAATCGGCGTCGAAAGACTACCAAGGGGATACGATGGAAACCAGCACGAGCGGGGGCCAATCCCCGCAACCGACAAATCCGCAAAACCAAGCGCCAGAGGCGACCGTTAAAGCGGAACAGCAAGAGCCGTGGAAAACTGCTAAGCACAAAGTTAAGTTTGGCGGTCAAGAACGTGAGGTGTCGTATGACGAACTCATACGCGATTACCAAAACGGGAAAGAAAGTACACGGCGATATCAGGAAGCGGCTCGATTAGCTCAAGAAGCCCAAACAGTTAACCAAGCGCTCGAAAAGGGCGACGTTAAGTTTTTGGTAGACAAGCTAGGCCCCCAAAGGGCTCGCCAGATGTTTGAGAATTATCTTATCGAACAAATGGAATACGACGAGCTTCCAGAAGAGCGCAAAGAGCTACTTAGCGAGCGGAAACGACGCGAAGAGCTTGAGCGCAAGATGAAAGACATTGAGGAGAGAGAAACCAGGACGCGACAGGAGCAACTTGCTGCCCAAGCCGTGGCCGAGTTGGACGCTGAGATTTCCGATGCTTTAAAAGAAGCGGGAAAAAAAGCCAATCCGAGACTAGCCTTGCGGATCATTGAGCAGATCGAAGCGAATCTTAAAGCCAAGGGTGAAAGAATCCCCGCTAAAGAGGCGCTAAAATACGCTACCCGTTCAGTCACTGAAGATATTGGCGCGTATTTGTCAGACCTCACGCCGGAAGAGGCTATGGCAATTTTGCCGAAATCTCTCTTAGATAGTCTTATGAAAGCAAAAGTTGACCGGGTACTAGATACGAGAACATCGTCAAGGTCAAAACCGTCGCAGGCAACGCCCCGCAAAGACGATTCTCCAATGACGATTGAAAAGAAATTTGCTGAAATGGAAAACAAATTTAAAAGAAGAGGTTAATCATGCCAGTCTCTAGTTTGTTTTATTACAATGATCAGCTGGGAAAAGTGGTAGCAAATGATTTGATCCTGCAATGGAAAATTACAGCTGCTAAAACAGTCGTTCCTGTTGTCCCAAATAGTGCTCAGCTGTCTAGTTTTGATGCAATTGCATCGCAAGCGGTAATTGATAACTTTTTGGGTACATCCAACGAATTCCTCGTGTCTGCATTTGACGCGACGGCTATGGGCACCAACGCTTTTGCTGTCATTGTGGACATGGGTGGCCAAGCGAAAAGTTTGCTTTCCGTTACCGCCAGGGTGTTGAGCGGAAGCAACGGTGCAACCGTAGCAGAGTGTGGAAAAGTCGCCGAAGGTCTGACTGCATCGACCTTGGCATGTGAAGGCGCATTAGGATCCCAAGGAAATCTTGCAGGACGTTTTGTTTTGGCAGGTCTTGACGCTTTGACTAGTGGCCTTCTGGAAGTCCGTTTTTGCTGGGTTGCGAAATAATTTGAACATTAATTAAGGAGATACTGATATGGCTTCTGTTTCTAATAATCAGGTGATTGAGCTATTCAAAAGTGTTTATGGCGATATGTATGACCTCGTCCCAGAGGATCAACTCCTTGGAATGGACATCGGTTGGGGTGAAGGACAACGAGTCGGCGCACAGTTCGTTGAAGATGTGGTTCTTGGTGCGGAAGTCGGGATCACGCTAGGCGGGTCTGGACAAGAGGCTTTCGAAATTAACGCGGCTATTGCTGGCGCAGTTAAACAAACTCTTGTCATCCCATACGTGTCGATTTTGCCTTCTATTCTGCCATTTGCCACGATTTCTCGTTCGCTTGGGGATCAACAAGCGTTTTTTAGAGCCACGAAATTTATCACGAGAAATAATTTAAAATCGCACAATAAGTTCCTCGAAATCTTCCGCATGTGGGGCCAGTCTCCGTCCCTTCTCGGTTATGTTTCGTACTATAGTGGAACTTATCGCGGAGTGTCCTTTACCAACGGTACTGGTACACTCAACGGTATCGCTTTCACAAACGGTATTAACGTAGCAAACAAGGCTATCCTTGTTGCCCCTGGCGAATTTGCGGCCGGTTTTTGGGTTGGTATGATCGGCGTAAAAGTGAAACAAGTAAGCTCGACCGGGGCAGTTTTGGCCTCTGGTAAGCTCACTGGTTACAACTCCCGTTATGGTTATATCACCGTTGACTTTGTGCCTGTCGCACCAAGC